GTGCCAGATTGACGAGTATCCGCCGGGCATAGGCGCCGGGATGCTCCATCGAACGGACGCGAGGCCACCGCCGGGCGATCTGGAACAGACATTCCTGCACGAGGTCCTCGGCCTCGGGGAGGTCCCACACCACCATGTAGCAGGTCCACAGGAGATCGCCCGCTGAACTGGCCACAAACCGCTCGAACTCTTCCCGCGTCTGGTCGCGTCCCATGAGGCTCGTCACCACCGCTCGTGCCGGCCAGAAGAGCCCATCACTTCTATTAACCCCCGACACCTCCGAAAAGGTTGCGTCCGGGCGGAAGAATTCTGTTTTCCCAAGAGCATGGCGGAACACGCAGGAGGCTTATGTGTGGGTCGGCGGTGGCGACGGCACGTTAAAGGGAACGGGCAGCCTCGCGCCGACGAAGGCAGGTCGCTCAACGACGAGGGTCTCCGACCAAAGCGCGGCGAGCGCTGGCAAGCGACGCAAGTGGCGCGAGTATTCGAGCGCTCCCCTTAGCGCGCCGCAAGTGGAGCGCCGTCAGTTCGGCAACGTCATGGAGCGGTCCTCCGGCGTACTGAGCCTCTCTGCGAGTGGCTCCAGGGAAGCTGGAAGAGTACGCGTGGCAGTACGCGCCGCTGCGGCCAGGAGGCGATGGGAACCGCCGCCTGATGTCCTGGAACTGGTCCTTCGGGCCGCTCTCTTTGGCAAGAAAGAGCCGACTCGATCAATCTGACCAGCCTGTTCTCTGCCGAACAAAGGCCCTTGACTTACGGTGCTACCGTTTACAACGGGAGGAAGTCCATGCAACAAGTAGACAACGCCCCCAACGGATGGCGCGTGTAGCGTTGCCATCCGGTGACACACCGCAAGCAGTCCGATCCCGCGATCCGCGATCTGCTGGAAGCGGTCGAACGGGGAGGCTGGACAGTCATCGACCCGATCGGGAACAGCAACATCTACCAGGCGTTGTGTCCTTGTGGTGATCATCTGGAGCACATCCACTCGACACCTAGACAGAACTACGCGAAGAACAAGCTCAACCACATGAAAAGGACCTGTTGGAAGGAGGCGAAGAAGTGAGCCGCTACGAGGCACGATTACGAGGGTTAATCGTCCGCGTTGATGGAGGAGAATTGACGCGGGACGAAGTTAAGCAGCTCATCAACTCCGCTGTCGCCGAATTGGAATTGCTAAAGGCCGAAGAAATAGACGTGTCCACCAACCTCCGCACTGGAGCGTTCACTCTCACAATCTCGGTGGATTCAGCCGATCTGCCGAGCGCCCAGGAAACAGCCGGTTGCCTCATTCGCACCGCGTTTCACGCTGCAGGTGCTGGCACGCCGGACTGGTCGGTGACGTGGATCGACGCGCGTATCGTCCCGGAAGGTGAACTGTTAAGCGCCTGAGCCATCCGTAACCGAAGGGTCATCGGCGCCTACTTTGCCTGCATCCGTGGCTTAGCCGCTTTCTCCGGGTCACGGAGGAAGTCCCGTCACACCCCCGCAGGACCGCGTTTGTTTGGTCGCCTCTGTTGCTTCGACTCGTCGCTGACGTGGACTGGTGGTTTACAGAGGGGCCCCTTTCCGTGCTGCCTACACTGCGGGAGCTTGCTGCGCTCGTTCATGACGCCGTCGTAGATGTGCGCCAGGCGGCACAGATCTGCAGCGGGACAACACGCCTAACGCCCGGCGCCACGCTTCCAGTTCCCCCTCGTCTTCATGGGAGGTGCAGACCCGCGAGTAATCAGCGAGCTGCTCCACCACGTCCAGAAGGTCCGCGACGGCATGCTCATACTCCTGCAACACATCGACCGCGGTCACCGGGGGTTACCCCCCGAAACATCACCTTGCCAGGGAAGGCCTGGTGTGGCCGCGCTCCTATACGGTGACGGCATCCCCGCCCCGTCTCATCACCGGCTGCCCAGGCGGTCAGTCGGCCGCAGTTGGATCGGAGAGACTGCCTGTTGTCCTTAACGGCGGAGGTAGCGATCATTGATGCGCCGCTGGAATGGCGCGAGCGCTTGTTGTCCCTGTCGCTTGACGCTCGAGAGCGGGATTCTTCCGGTGGGCACGAGGATCGACGACTCGCCGCTGACAGAGAGGTGCGCCGCGAAGATGTACTGGCTCGTGGCGTCCACCTGGTCGTCGTGCGCGCCGTTCGGAAAGCTCGTGCACTCCTGGACGAAGGCTTCGACGTCCCAGGCGATCTCTTGCTGCGTTGTCGCAACCCTTGAGGTCGGGAGGTAGATGTTGCCCGCTCGCACGTAGGGAGACGCCGCAATGGCACGTGCGCTCTTCGACTGGTAGGGCTGGGCCGGGACGATGCCACCGATCTCATGCTTGAGCGAGTCGATGACCGCGTCGCCGTTCGCCTTGGCCTCGATGATCTTGCGCCTGGCCTGCGGGAACAAGCGCGTGACACGGCGGATCGCCTCGATGGTGTTGGTGAAGCTGAGCCGCGCCCAGACCTGGTAGATAAGGAACGAGTCGGCGCCACGTTTCGCCCACACCTGGCCGACGACGTAATCGGACGACTTGGTGTCTCGGAAGGCGCAGTCCCACGATTCGGTGACCTCGTAGCCGTCAAGGCGATAGCTCCCGTCTGCTGCCTGGGTCCAGAGCACGGTGTCGTAGCGCCTCCACCACTCGCGAAGCCAGATGTCGCCTACGTCAGGGCTCGGCTTGCCCTGGAACAGCGCCGTCCAGAAGCGAGGGGCGGTCGCAGCCTTCGTCGCCATCCACTGGTCTGTCGTGCGCCCTCGAGCGCTCACCATGAACTCACCTGGCGCGCGGCCGAGGATGTCAGTCTCGCCTTTCTCGGGGTTGTACTCGGCTTGGGCCGGGATGTTGATCACGCGCCAGCGGTCGAAATGAGCCAGGCCTGCGGACTCGTCCTCCTTCTGCTTAGCGATCATGCGGCCAGCCAGGTCCGCCTCATGCCAGCGGGTCGATACCTGCACGACAGGCGCCCACGGGGCCAATCTGGGCCGCGCCACTGTTTGCCACCACTCCCAGGCCTGCGAGCTGAGCAGGATGCTGTCGGCGTCGCGGATGTCCTTGATCGGGTCGTCTATGACCAGGTAGTCGAGCGGACGACCGGCGAGCCCGCCGCCGATGCCGATGGCGTAGACGCCGCCGTCGGTGGTGAGCTTCCAGCGCGTCATCGCCTTCTGCCCGACGACAAGACGTAGCCCGAGGTCGATGTCGTTGTCCCTGCCGTTGTACAGCTCGATGTCGGCTCGCACGAGGTAGCTGAACTGGCCCGCGTTGTCGCCGTCGTAGCTCACGATGCCGACCCTGAGCGACGGGAACTGGCGGAGCAGCCACAGCACGCCGTAACGGGTGATACGCGACGACTTGCCTTCTTGAGGCGGCATCGAGACGATCAGTCGGTCGTTGCCAGCGTCGGCGATCTCAGAGGCCGCTCGCTCGGTCGCCATCTCTTGGTCGACGCCTTTCCGCACCAGCTCGGCGAAGCGCGCGCGGCGTGCGTACATGACAGCGATGGCGTCGCGAATCTGGACCAGATCTCGGTCGATGATGTCGAGAGCCGGGGTCTGCACGATGGCCGGGTCGAGACGCTGTGCCAGATGACCTGGCGTCGGGTCCTCGTCTCGGAGTCTTACGACAGGGTCGAAGTCGTCGGCGGCCACCTGCCACCACGTGGTCATGGCTCAACCGTGAAGCCGACCGGGGCTGTGTACTGGCGACCCTTGCCTCGCGGATGGAGGGTCGGCTCACCCACAAGCGGGTGACTGCTTAGCGCGCTCATAGGAGCGGTTGGCCGTCTCGGTCGGTCTTGAACCGATACTTGCGCAGCTCGCCTACTACGTCGGACTCCCAGGTCACGAAGTATTCGCCGGGCATCAGTTGAGGGGGAGGCTCGAAGTTGGAAGCTGGCTCGAACTTCTGCGGAAACGCCACGACGAACGCTGGACAGACGCGCGGTGGCCCATAGGGGACCGGTTCGATGACCTTGTAGACGTTAGCGTCGCGCGTCACCACGCAGGTTGCCACGGCCCCTTGAAACTCGTAACCGCTCGATGTCTGCGGACTGCGAAGTTCGAGTGCAATCGCCGGCTCATTATCAACCCCGCTGTGATATGCGGATGCTTGCCAGCGGTGTGATTCGATCTCGGCTCGCCGGATCGCTTTCTCCTGCTGCTCATCGCGCTCGCACTGCGCTTCCGCATTGACCTGCCGACGACGCTCCGCTTCGCGGCGGCGCGCTGTCCTGCGTCGCCGGGCCTTCACTCTGTGAAGCGCGTAAAGACCGACTCCCCACAGGAGCACGCCAGCAGCCAGCAGCCAGATGGCGAACGCTAAACGAACCCATCCGTTTTGCCACGGATGATGGCCGAGAGTGACTTCTGCTAGTCCAATGAGGTAGGGCAGCACTCCTACTGCCCCCAAGGCCGCGGCAAGAACGAAGTAGGTGTTGGCCCGCTCTTGAAGCGGCGGTTTCTCCCATGCCATCCCGGAAGCCTACGAGCCGACTTCCTTCTCGTCCTCTGGCTCGCCCGATGCCTCGCCGGCCCCTTCTCCGGCCAACAGGCGCTTAAGCACTTTCTCTGGCTCCATCTTGAGACCGAATCGCTCGTCGAGGTCAGGTCTACGGGGTCGTTAAGGCATCGTGACCAGCCTATCTCTGAAGGGGATGAGCAGAGGAAAGTGGCTCGTCGTT